ACAAACCTTTTTTAAGGAGAAGCTCGGTATAAGCAAACTGCATACTATTCGTGCAAATTATTCTCTATGGGAACAGCGTATTGCAGAAATACAAGCAGGTAAAGGTGTATTGTCTATCCGGCAATGGGTGGGCGAACCGTATAAGAGCAAACAGGTTGAAATTACACAGCTGACTGCAAATGAGGGTGTCGGTATTCAGAAACTAATATTTATCGACAATAATATCATGCTACCTGTTATTGAATATGGGTCAGGTAACGAATTCAAATCGATGGATAGATACATGTTTGCAAAAAATGACGGCCTTTCTTTCAAAGATTGGAAAGCGTGGTTCAGAAACTATGATTTATCAAATCCGTTGGCAATCATTCATTTTACAAATTTTAGATATTAATATTAAGATGAGCAAGGAAAGACGAATCATTGAGATTGCTCCAGGGCTGTTGAGCCCAGGAGGGCGCATGGGAGAGCGCTTTTTGAGCCGTGGGCACGTGTGCACCTATTGTCAAGGGAATGGATACCGTTGGCAGGAGGACGACTGGCAAGAACGATACAAGTTAAAGTGCCCAATATGTGAGGGTAGCGGTAAACTTGATGCAGTGATTAATGTTGAGTGGAAAGCTTCAAAAGAATAGTTATGGAAATGTTAAGATACAAGTCTGTATGTCCGAACGACAAACCAATGTGGCTGTTAAAGCTACAGATGACCATCAGTAACACTTACTCTTTGCGAGGAATAGAAGATACTGAAGAGGAGTGGAAACAGTTGAAAGACTTTGTAGACTGGTTTATATCAAAGTTGTATGTTCGCAAAGACATAGCAGTGAAAAGCGATATAAGCACCTACCTTATGAGAGAAGATGGTCAGACCCAACTGCTTATCAAACGAAACGGAAAATTAATTCAAACATATTATATCAGTAAGTAAACGAGTAGACGAGTGAATGAGTAAACAAGTTATCAGTACGATTAACATGTCAACTTGTAAACCCGTAAACTTGTCAACTAAAACAAAAAAGGTTATGAACAAAATTTTAGACGAAATCAAACGCAGATTGCAAGTATGGCACGAACAACGCGCTGAGCGCATAGAAGCTAAGCGACAGGCTGATCTTGACGCAGAGGCACGTGAAGCCGTGCAGGTGATGGAGTTCAACGGCGAACTCTATGTATGTGTGCACGGCATACCGCTGTTCGGTGAATGTGATCTTAGTGACGACCTTACAGAGGCTGTTGCTTCTGGTCGTAAAGCGTATAAAGACTGGAAGGAGGAAAAACTATGGGAACGGACAGGAACTACGCTCGATTTTATACGTTGCTGAAGAAGATGCCTTGCGCAGACAAGGAAACGCTGGTCTATCAGTTTACACAAGGACGGACAGCTCACCTACGCCAGATGACAGCAAGGGAATATGAAGCAATGTGCCGACAGATGGAGGATGTCACAGGATATGACGAGCGAAGACGTAAGCAATACGATATCCTACGCAAGGCACGTAGCGGAGCACTTCACCAGTTGCAGATATACGGTATAGATACGACAGACTGGAACCGTGTGGATGCCTTTTGTAAAGACCCACGAATAGCAGGTAAGCGATTCAAAGAACTGGATGCAGATGAGCTCAATGGTTTAAATACAAAATTAAGAATAATCATTCGAAAACGTAAACAAGTAGACGAGTGAACGGGTTGACAAGTTATTAGTATAATGAACTTGTTTACATGTAAACTCCTAAACCAATCAACTAAACATTAACAAATATGATGAACATTAAAGACATGAGTAAAGAAGAGCGGGCACAGCTGCTCGCTGAGTTACAGAACGAGGAGAAGAAGAGCCGTATCGAGCGGCGTGAGACCTACGAGGGTCTGCGTGCTTCCTTTATGAAGGAGGTGGAGGAGAATGTGGTGGAACTCACGAATGCAGTAGGGCTCTTTAAGGAATGGCTTGCACAAGAGGTTGAGAGCTTTGTCTCAATCATGAAGGAGTACGGACAAGTACGCAAAAGCGACCAGCGAAGCTACATGATTACTGATGGCGATTTTCGCCTTGAAATCTCAAGCAATAAGGTGAAAGGCTTCGACGAGCGTGCAGACCTTGCTGCAGAGCGTCTAATCGACTATCTCAAGCGTTATATGCAGCAAAGCGAGAAAGGTTCGGACGATCCAATGTATCAGATGGCAATGACGCTGCTTGAGCGCAATAAGGCTGGCGCCCTCGACTACAAGAGTATCTCTAAGCTGTATGAGTTGGAGGATAAGTTCGATAGTGAGTATTCAGAGATTATGACACTTTTCAAGGAGGCGAATGTGATCCAGAAGAATGCTGTCAACTACTACTTCTCCAAGAAGAATCAGGACACCAATGTCTGGGAACGAATCGAACCGAGCTTCTGCAGGTTGTAAAAGCCTCCCCGAGCCCCTCCGGAAGGAGGGGATGTATGAGGGTGTTTCAAAAGCCTCTTCAATCCCTAAAGAAGGAGGAAGTTAAGCTACCATCGATACACGTGGTGATCTTACATCCCCTCCCTCCTTTAGGGGCTTGGGGAGGCTTCTTTGTGTGTCCGTACACATAAATACGTGCTTTTATCATGTAATCACTTGCAAATAAGCTGATTATTTGTTAATTTTGCACGTAATGGGGAAAGGACGAGATAAAGCACTCATAGAGTTGCGCGACGAGGCATTATGTCGACGCTACTACTACTGGACGGAGGAACGACGCCTCCGTTTCGATGATGCGTTGACGTTACTCTCAAAACAAGAGTTTTTTATCTCCGAAGAGCGCATTATGGCCATCATCCGCCGCAAGTGCCGTGAGATAAAGGACATTCAGCTGCGACCAGTTCCCAAAGTGAAAGTACCACGATTGACGGCACAACAGTTGGAACTGTTTCAAAAGTAAAAAGGTAAGAGATGTTGGATAACGAGAAAAAGGTAAAAGGATAAGGATTCCTTTTATCTTTTTCTTTTTTATCTGGCAGCCGAATCGTCGTGCAACTCAAACTGAAAGACATATTCATACACCTTGATCATGCCCGGCAACGAATAGAACCTTGTTTTCGTGCGATACAGCGATCCCATGTCATCGTTGTGACGCGAACATTGAAGCACAGTGTACAGGCGGTTCGCAAGGCGTAAGCGTTCTGCAGTCTTTTCCGTTGTTCCCGAACCGATGTGCGTATCGTCATAACAATCAATGGCAAGCCGTGCTGTAAGCGTAACGACTCCTTTCTGCACACCCATGCCCACTTCGTCCCAGTCGGCTTCCATGTTGCCTATAAGAGCGCAAGGAAATGTAACGGGGTAAGTGTCTTCAGCCGTTTCCAGCTGTCCGTAGTCCTCATCTACGAGCGGCAATTCTGGTATCTCACGACTAATGAGATTGAGGATTGACGTAAAAATCTCTTCCATATTCTATATTCCTAAAACATTGGTAATCTCCTGCTCTATTTTCTCATTGATGCGCTGCGTGAGTTCCTCGCTCTCACCGAGGAACTGCCGTCGAGGAATCTTCACCGAGAGTTTTTGTTTCCGTGTAAGTGCAAGATTACGCCAGAACTCTGCCTGTGGTGACGCTGATTGCGCTGTAGCCTTTTTCTTGCCCCGCTGTCCCTTTGAATCTTTGCCCGATGCCTTGTAATACATATACCACGCAAAGCGGCGCATACGGGGCGTAACAGTGGGGCTGACAGTGCCACCCTGATTGTGTATGGCAGCATAGGGCAAATCATTCGAGACCGTCACACGATAATCGCCAGGTACGTATTTAATGGAACTGAACAGATGGTTGCGCCCAGAGAGTAGCGGACCATACGAAGCTGATGCCGAAGCAGAACCTGACTGCTGTCGCCTTGTTGTTGCCCACTTCTGCAAACCACGATTAACGAAGCCACCCTTGCGGAAGTTGTCCTGATAATGATCCTTTGCCATGCGCCCCACCTTTACAGGTAATTGCCGTCGAACAAGCTGATCAACCTCCCGACTTTGCCTTTTTATGAGTTCCGAAAAATCTTTTATATCCATTTGCTTGCTTTATTCGTTGATTAGTTGTATATTTGCAGTGGATAGCTCTGCTTCTATGTTGGATTGTATTTCCAGCCGTGAAGATGGGGCTATCTTTCGTTTAGACCTATTAAGATGTTTGGACTATCTGAGATACTATATAACATTGTCGTCCCATCTTGATACTCTTTTATGATAATCCAACTTTTTTCGCCTTGTATCTTTGTCTCAAATAGATGAATCCATTTAGAACCAGGCTTGGTACTATTGTCTGACTTTCTACCGACGTACTTTGCAGAATCAAGGACTTCCTCAATGCTAAGTAACATTCTATTCTTTTCAGCATAGTGTGCATGTGGCTGATTAGTCCATTCATCTATACTTCTTCGTGAGATACCAATCTCTCCTTCAAAGTTGGGGATGGTAATAGTGGTACCTTGTAGCTGCTCACGTGCTTCCTTTTTTATCTCTTTAATATCATTCTTATCTATCCCATATATGCACCCATCAATATACGGACAATGATAGCAGTCCTTTACTCTATCTCTGAACAGCCTCTTGAGCCTATCCTTGAACTTCGGATTATAGAACGGGCAATCGTTACACGAAGCGGGGAAATACGGATGATCGTCAGAGAATGTCTCGCCCGTTGTGCCAGGATTGCCTTTCAACCCAGCCTGCGGCTCGGAGTGTACATCCTCTGCAGGCACAGGCGTAACCGCCTCGTCAGTACTCGTCAGGCTGCACTTACAGTTCCATCTGTCGCCCGGTCGGTGCTCCTTCCAGAACTCATCATCAATCGGTCGTATCGTTCCCCAGTACTTACGATGGTCTTCCCCCGGGTGCAGGCTCGTTGAGGGCATCCACTTGAGGTTAGGCAGCACATCCTCTTCACGGCGGAACTGCTGCCAGTCGGCAGCCTGGTGCGCACGGAGTACCGCCGTGTCGTATTCCGTTTTAAGCCATGCACCACACTGATGCGAGGCTATCGGCAGAACGTCCTTCAACCACCGATTGAATGGCTTTAAACCGCCGTTTGAATCCAGCAGCCGTGCAGCCATGTCGTTTTGCGCACGATGCACTTTGAAGGCAGAGAACACCTCATTGCTGTGTTTTAACTGCTGCTTGAAATCCTCATCACGGTCAACAGAAGGAAACGCATCATTAGTAGCCTGATTGAATACCTCACGAATGGCATCGTATAAGTAAGGTTCTATCTCTGTCTTCACATTGAACATCTTTCGATAGATGTTTGCCAAAGCCTTTCTTAACACGTCCTCACTTATCAGCATGTTCATGGCTGGCGCATCGTCAGCATCAAAGTAGTTTTGATTGACTACCAGTCTAAACGAGCCCCGTCCTTCGGGGCTTTCACGAAAAAAGAGCGGAGGCGATTCTTGAACTTTGAGACTTGAGTTTTTCCATTTGATGTTTGCGTAGTACCGTCTGGATCTTCCTCTTTAGTCTGTTGCTTTAGTTTTTCCTCACGTGCTTTTTTATCCTCCAGCTGCTGTTGCTTCTGCTGGTCGTAGTCTTTAGGCTTTTCAACGCCGAACTTCTCATAAAGGTAGTCATCATCAATAGGAAGAGAGAAAGTCGTGTGCAGCTGCGTAAGTACACTCATCTCTGTATTCGGATCAATGTCTTTCTTCTCAGGGAAGCAGAACTTACCACCAGCTGTGTTTATACCCATGTGTGAGAAGATATCAGTCATATCATAGTTCAACACGTTGAGCACATATTCACGATCAGCCTTAGCAACACTTTCCTCCACCTTCTTATGTACCGTTCCCAGAGCCTGCGTACCCTTATCTGACGACTCCGTTGTTAGTGTGTTGCCCAGAACAAGCTTTGAAATCTCGCTATTACAGCGTTCCACCAATCTCTCATATACATCAGCCGAACCAGTTTTGTTGCCCGCCTCACGCAATTGAAGTTCTGTATCCTTACCATGAATGAACGTGGCGAGCGAGCCAATAGAGTTGGCATCATTCAATGCTCTTGCACGTGCTTCCTCATCGTCGGTCTCATAGATATATTCTTGAATGGGCATACCGAAGACTTCTGAGAATTGTGCCCAGTCGGCAGTTGTATTGCGTTTATAGATGACCCATGGAGCAGCCTTTGCAAGTAGTCCAAGATCGCTACTCCTACCAATAAAGAGTAAGTCGGCAAACTCTTCCCAAGGTGTACCAAGCAAATCTGTCTGGCGGGTAAGAATGAGCTTACGTACAGGCTCCACATGCTTACGTGGCACAAGGTCATAATCTATCCATTCTCCGTTCTTATAGAACTGAAGTAAAGAAAAGCCCCAAAAGCGTGCATCAAGAATGTCTGCTACGCAGCGATAGAACCAGGGAGACAGAATCTGTTCATTAATAGCATCATCGGGCTTGCCGTTGCGTTGGAACTCAATACTTGAGCATAGCACGGCATTCTTTCTTTTTTCTATGACACTTGAAAGATGCGTATCAAGCAATATGTCTGTATAGAGGTCGTATAGCTTAGAACGTTGCGAATAATCTACATTCTCTGCAGCCTTAATAGCTATCATAAAGTCAGCCGTATCAATATTAAAGCGTTTAGGCTGTGTCATTCTTACAATAGCAGGCTGTTTTTGTCCTGGGCGTGGAATATTCCCACTGACAGTAATTCGTGTATTCTTCTTGCTCATGATTATAATCTATTTACTCGTTTCGTATTACTTTTGAACATCAACGAAGCTTTAGCAGCTCTTACGTCTTCTGGCAGTAGCGGTGCTCCATCAATGGATATATCTTCCTTCGCTACAGCCTTCATCCACTCTACGGCTCTCTCGTATCGATCTTTACGCACTTGTGAAAGCTTCATGGGATTATGAATGCAGAAGATGTGATAGATAGCTATATCAATGGTCATCATCAAGATGAGTTGATTGCGTGCTTCGCCTGAAGCTGAGAAAATGACATTGCAGTCGTAACGCTTAGATAGGTAGCCTCGCATTTCAGCAATAGCCCTATCCTCACATATCTCAACGAGTGACTCATCGTCTCTAACAAGTGCATCAAGTATCTCTCGGTGTACACTTGCATCATAGTCCTTTATGTCAATAAACTGGCTCATATTCTATATTTGTTTTTGTTTCTTACGCTTTTGCGTGATTGTGTAAGAGGACGATCTACACGCTGTGCTGTCTGGTCAATCTTTCTGTTTCCACCCTCCACAGCATCAGGTCCATCGGCAGGGTATTTTAGTGAGAGCGTAAACAACTTGAACTGATCCTCTAATTCCTTCATGTGAGGGTTATCCTGCTCTGCTTCGTTAAGAATCAAGTTTCCTTCACGATTCATTGGTTCAAGATTAGCCTCTATACGAGTTGCTTTATCCGTCTTCTTCTCCTCGTCCCCTTGGATATAGAGTGTTATGTTACGCTCTTTGCGAACCTTACGCACAAGCGGACGAAACACTTGCTGAAAGAATGGATCTTGAAGTTTATTATTCTCCATCCAGCAATAGACATTGGTGCGCCCAGCTACATATTCAAGCAACTGCACGTACCAGTCGATAAACTCTGCATTGAGTGCCTGTGCAAGACGAGCCTTTATAACGTAGAGCTTACCATCCTTTTTGCCCAACAGCATTACAGCCTTGAAAGACTTACCTTTCTTTCCTCGACTCTCTCCTGGTGCAGGGTCGCCATAGATAATAAGGAACTTGAACTTAGACAGTGGTGGTACCTTACCATAAACAACCTGCTTGAATATCTCACCTTCCGAAATAGGGTTGTTGAAATACTCATGCTGCTGTGAAAGTGTGGAAATCTTAGATAGCGTTCGGTCTATATGTTCCTCAGTATTCTTTTCAGGCCAGGTGCTCTTACCATTCTTATCACGGATATTAATAATATCCCAATGGTCTGCTTTTTCTCCAGCACGTGTGACACAGCAATCCTTTGCGATGATGTTCCCGCAGAAGACAATCAGGGTAGGTTCTGATGTTGAGCGTGTCGGATAGAGAGCTTGCTCCCACCACTCCCAACGTTTCTGTATAGTGTCAGGGTTCTTGGTATCCTCGTCAGTATCAAAATCGTCTACAAGTAGTACATCTGGACGAATGGCCTCATTACGTGAACCACGGGGCGACTGCCCTGCACCAATGGCACGAAAAGCCACACCGCCCTTTGTTATAAACTCATCTTCCGTCCATGCACCGATGGTCTGCTGCTTGCCGTAGTAGGCTATGATACGCCCGTTTGCCTCAAGGTTACCCCTGTAAGGGTCAAGTAGCCGAATCGCATTATCCTTACTATTAGAGGTGAGAATAACATTTCTCTTCTTGCCTGTTAAGGTGAGGTACATGACAACAAACATTGTAATGGTAGACTTTGCCAGCTCACGAGACCATGACAAAACTTCATACCATTCCTCATGTGCTATCATACGTCGGATAGCTCGCTTTTGGAAGTCTGCAAACTCATACTTAGTGTAGTTTGGAAAGAAATATTCAATCCATTCTATGGGGTGTGTCTCAAGATAGATACGATGCTTTTCTCGATCAGCTACACTCATTTCCTTGTCTACAGGAGTTGAGCGCATAATATCTTGGCGATATTTCTCCCAGTCAAGGAGCGCATGTTTATCGGTTTGTTTCATATCTATAGAAGTGATTTAATGAATGCGTCAGAGAGTTGCGTAATTTCTTTTGCTTTCTCAAGATCTATGGGACGTAAGAACTCGATAAACTTTGTCTGCACGCTGATAACATCAGCTATACCAATATCAGTCTCCATCTTACGAATTGCAGCAGAGAGTTTTCCCAGGATGTCTGCCTCTGTACTATTGGCAAAACGCTCTCCTTCTGGCTTCTCTGCAATTTTACGGTTTATTTCAGCCACCTGGCGATATAGGTTAGATACTTGTTCCTCGCGTGTCAGAGTAAGTCCGACCTTCTGCTTCTCCCATTTCCCGTCAGCTATCCACCTGTTCACTGTCACACGAGCTACACCCACACGGTCAGCAATCTCCTGCTGTGTGAGGTTCTCTTTGAGATAGAGCGTCTTTGCCCATTCTTTTTTCTGTGTATTGCTTAAATCCTTAGTCATTTGTACCTAAATTATAGTGCAAAGGTGGGGCGATTTCATGATGTTTGCAAATCGTGTCCGCATGATGCAACTTTATAACGTAATGAGTTGGTTATAAGGTTTGTATGATAAAATGGCAGTTTGCAAAGTCGGAGAAAATCTTTCACCTTTGCATCAAAATCCGCAATGTGTGAAAGTGAAATAATAAAGAAAATGAAATCAAAAACATTCTTTAATATCATACCAGGTGAGGAAACCTGTTGCATTCTCCTTTATGGAGACATCGGGGATAGTTACGGTACTGTCACCAGCAGTCAGATTACCCGTGAACTGATGGCAGCAGAGGCAACCTATAAGAATATAGATGTTCGTATTAATAGTATTGGTGGCGAGGTCTATACGGGTATTGCTATCTTTAACGCTTTGAAAGCGAGTAAGGCGAACATAACAATCTATGTTGATGGCGTAGCAGCATCTATGGCAAGTGTTATAGCCTTATGCGGAAAGCCTCTCTATATGAGTCGATATGCCCGTTTGATGCTGCATAGCGTCAGTGGTGGTTGCTATGGCAATACCAAGGATATGAAAGACATGATTTCACAGATGGAAAGCCTTGAGGATACGCTCTGTGATATGTATGCAAGCAAATTGGGTCAGGATAAAGAGAGCATCAAGACAAACTACTTTGATGGAACAGACCATTGGCTTACAGCAGAGCAGGCAAAGGAACTCGGTTTTATTGATGGTATATATGATGCCGACCCTGTTCCTGAGGAGAGTACACCCGAACAGATTTACACAATATTCAATAATAGGCTCAACGAGTCACAAAACATTTTAGACATGAATTTAGAAGAATTGAAGAAACGTCCGCAGTTCAAGGACTGTGCGACAGATGCGGAGGTACTGGCACGTCTGGATCAGTTAGAAGCAAAGGCTGGTAAGGTTAAGAGCCTTGAGGAAGAGAATACGTCGCTTAAAGCACAGGTCAAGACTTTTGAAGACGCTGCCGAAGAAGAGGCCGCGGCAAGCCGTAAGACGCTACTTGATGCAGCAGAACAGGACGGACGTATCAATGCTGAGACACGCTCTGTCTATGAGAACCTACTGAAGGAACACCCTGAGGATGGCAAGAAAGTGCTTGCATCATTGCCTACAAAAAAAATGGTCAAGGATACCTTGCCTAGTGGTCAACCACTTGAGGAAAGTCCATGGGAAAAGCGTCAGCGTGAAATAAGAGATAAATTCCACGGAAAGTTATAAGCAACCATGAGAGTAATAACTAAATAAAATAGAACAATGGCAATAACAATTAAAAACACCAATTACAATGGTGAGGTGCTGGAGCAGCTCCTAACTGTAGCAACAACGAGTAATGAGATTGTTGAGAAAGGTCTCATACATGTTATTCCAAACGTTGCTAAGAAAATCTCCATTCCACGACTTCGCACCAATAAGATGCTGCAAAGGCAGAAAGAAGATCCACAGGTGAGTGACAGCAAGGGAGGATTCGATTACTCTGAGAAGGCACTTGATCCTGTAAATTTCATGGCTTTCGCTGTATTCAACCCACGCACATTCGAGAGTGTCTGGCGTCCTTTCCAACCGAAGGGTGACCTTGTGTTTGCAGAGCTTCCTCCAAACGTCCAGAATCAGCTTCTTGATGCTCTCTCAAAGCAAGTTCAGTTTGAGCTCGGTACCCACTATGTGAATGGTGAGGAAGGAAGTGATGATGATCACCTGTTCAATGGTATCCTGACTCAGGCAGCTAAGGATACAGACGTTATCATAGCAAAGTCTGATTCGACTAAGATGACAGAACGTCTTGCAGCTATTCGCAAAGTAATTCCTGTTGCAATTCGTGAGAATCCAAACCTACGTATTCTGATGAGTGTAAACGACTTCGATAAGTACGATGACGAACTTACCTCTCGTGAGTACAAGAATCGTGACGAGACAACACGCAACATCAAGCGATACAAGGATATTCAAATCGAAACCCTTGCGGCATGGCCTGACAATCTTATCGTTGCCACGCTCTGTAGTCCTGATGCAATGACATCTAACTTGTTTGCTGCAGTTAATCTACAAGATGATGAGCATGTCATCAAGATTGACAGAGTGAGCAACATGAGTGAGCTCTATTTCTTCAAGATGTTGATGAAGGCTGATACTAATATCGCATTTGGAGAAGAGTTCGTTGTTCTTGACAAGCGTACTTCTCCGAAGTTCCTTGCTCACGGATAAAAAACATTGTATAATTATTAAAAATAAGCAAAATGGAAAAGACAATTAAGCAAGAAGGGAACGAGGTAAAAAAGGTTACTATAAAGGTAACAGAAGATTTCCTTGATAAGTTTGACACCTCTGTTCGCTATGAGGTAGGAACAGAGTTAGAGTTTGAAGAGGAGCGTGCAAAGGACGTTGTCAATCGAGGTCTAGCAGAATTTATTGAACCTACTCTTCCCCAAGGTTAATGAGTAATCCTATGAAGTACCTTG